AGTTTGTCGTTCAATCCAATCATTGAACCATCCTTAAACAAATATTCTGCCCACCTCTTTTCCTCATTTACACAATTCTCAAAAGCATCTTTTACCCATTCCACTTCTTCTTTAGCAATTTGCTGCATTTCTGGATCATCTCCTTCACGCCACTTATTGATGATGTTTTGAGTAATAACAAGGTGCTGATTTTCGTCTCTTGCGATGAGAGAGATAATTTTAGCGGATCCTTCCATAAGCTTGAGTTCACCAAATGCAAACGAGCAAGCGAATGAGACATAGAATCTAATACCTTCAAGAATGTTGACATTTGCTACTGCACGATAAAGTTTTCTTTTGAGTTCATACCTTTCTTCTTTTGCTGATCCAGCACCTTCTTGTGCGTGAATCCAAAGATTTGAGTTTCCATAATGTTGTGCGGAATTAATAAAATCATCATAAGCACCAGTTACTGATGATGCCCTTTCAAGAATTTTTTCATTACTTAAAATAGAATCAAAAACTTCTGTAGGATCAGAGTAAACATTCTTAATAATATATGTATAGGAACGACTATGTATCATCTCCATAAACTCCCAAACTTTCATACACGCTTCCAATTCGGGAAGAGAGCAATAAGGAGCAAAAGCCATTCCGGGACCACGACCCTGAACTGAATCCAAAAGAATTTGATACTTCAAATTAGAAGTAAAGATGTGCTTTTGCTCGGGACGAAGAGATTGATAATCCCCACGATCTTTTTGTAAAGAAATTTCTTCTGGTCTCCAAAAATATCCCAATTGTTGTTGAGTCAGTTTATCAAAAACTGGATACTTATAAGTATCATATCTTTGAACCCCAAGAGGAGCACCAAAAAACATAGGTTGCTTTTTGGCATCTACCTCTTGAGTATTAAATACGGTCATTCCTTCAATCATTTTTTCTTTCTCTGTAGTAACTTTAAATTTTACAGGATTCACAATCCTCTTCTCCACTTTCTATTTAACTTTTAAAAATATTGTGATTTTATCATACTCCAAAATTATGGTTTTGTCCATCCCTTACAAGATTTTTTCCTTCCAGTAAGAACATTATGCATATTACCAGGATTTAATCCATTTTCTTTACAAAATCCAACAAGATTATAAATTTCCATAATCTGTCCCTCTGGATTTTTCATTTTTACTGTTTTTGCATTTCTTTTTATGGACGAATCAATCAACTTTTGTTTTTCTTTTTTTACTTCATCTGGATGTAATACACTATACCCCTTATGTTGTAGCATTTCACCAACATATACTAAACGCAAACATGCAGGATTTAAATTATTTTTTCTTGCAAATGTTGAAAAACAGTTAATGACAATTTGTTTTCCAGATGGATCATAAAAAATTTTATCTTCATACCTATCTTCCCAAGATTGTTCTTGAAGTTCTTTTAATTTTTTTGGTCCAACTAAACTCCATCCTCTATGTTGTATATATTTTCCCTTTGATACTTGGTTCATAGAATGATAAGAAAGATTATTCTTTTCACAAAATGAAGGTAAATCATCTACTAACACTTTGTTTCCATTTGGATTGATAAAAGTATATGTTTTACAAAATTTCTTTCTTTGCTGTTCTCTAAATTCTTTTATTTTTTCTTCATCCCAAGACATAAAACCTCTGGCATTTTTATTTGAATGCCATATTTCTTTTGAGTTTTTAGACCGTTCTTCTACAGTCCATCCAAATATCCCCAGTTTTTGGCCTTTACATCTTCTACCAGTTTTCTTTAAAACTTCTATATCAAGATGATTTAATCCACCAGCATTTTTGTTAATACATATATCTTTGCCATATTTTTCCCAACCCTTTTTAATCATTTTATATTCTTTCTCTCTCAAATCTCGAATAGAAATATAAGAACTTTCAAAAAGAATATGTTTTTCTTTTTTCATCTCCCAAAAATGTTTTATAGTTTTTCCAGGAGACCCCCAGTAGTTTGTATCCTCAACTGCTGGGACTTCTGATTTACGAGAACCAATATATAGTTTTCCATCTTCAAATTTAATTAGATAGAGATAGTAATAATTCATAATTCCACTTGTATCCTTTACAATGTTTAAATTTTCCTTCACAAGTATATTTGATATTAGAAGGAGTTGTTCCTACAAATTTTGAGGCATCACTAATAGATTGAAATTCTCTTAAAAAGTTTCCTTCAATGTCATACTGAAATACTTTGGTTCTTTTTACATTTGGATTATTTTTGAGTGTTTGAGATGTTTTACTTTTGCTTTCTTCTTTGTGCGATTTTCCAGTAAATCCCATAGAGAACTTTTTTCCTTTTCTAAATTCACTCAATTTTTGTTTGGTTTCTTTAGTATGATGCTTTCCATAAAAAGGATTTTCTTCTCCAAAAAATTTACCTTTTCTTTTTGATGATAAAAGTTCTTTTGTTTCTTCTGTATGAGAGTATCCAAGAATTCCACCATCACCACCAAGAGTTTGATTGTATTCTGGTTTTAATGTTGAAATCCATTCAATTTCTTTCTCACCAAGAATATCAACATCATATCTATCTAATTCTTCAATAATAAAATTATCTTTACCATACTTTCTTAATGCTTTATGAAAGTAAGTTGTTGAACTATTTTTGGAAGCATAGTAGTGATTATAAAATCTTGTTGATAAGGATTTTATAGTTTTACCAACATAGAATTTTCCATTCAATTTATTTGTTATTTTATAAATGCGTCCTTCCATAAGATAAAATAAAAACCTATTACTATTTATAATAATAGGTTTTTATACTTTTGTCAAATAGAACAACTATCACAAGAACTTTCATCAGCAGTTGAAAGTTCTTCAATAAGTGATTGAATATCTTGTGTTAATTCTTCCTTAACTTCATCCGTCTTATTATCATAAGTGTTTTGATAATAACTTGTCTTCCAACCAACCGAATAAGAATACAGCATATCGTGTGCCATTACGCTAACAGGAACTTCATTATTGGCATAATTCTCTGGATTATACGACCAGTTTCCAGAAATCGCTTGGTCAAAGAATTTCTGCATAACTGCAACAATATTAATATAACCACGATTGCTAGGCATATCCCAAAGCAACGTATAATTGTTTTTGAGATGTTGATACTGTGGAACAATTTGCTTAAGAGGTCCTTTCTTTGATTTTTTAATTGATAAGAATCCACGAGGAGGTTCAATTCCATTTGTTGCATTTGAAACTACAGAACTTGATTCAGATGGCATCTGTGCCGTAAGAGTAGAGTGTCTCAATCCAAACTCTTTGATTGATTGTCTCAATGCTTCCCAATCGTGTTGAAGAGGAGCAGAAGACACTTCATCTACATCTTTCTTATAAGTATCAATTGGAAGAATACCTTGAGAATACTTGGTACGATTGAAGTATTCGCAAGCACCCTTTTCTTTAGCAACTTCATTTGATGCTTTGAGAAGGAAATATTGGAATGATTCAGACAATTGATGAACTGCATCCCAAGCTTCTTGAGTATCATAATTAAAACCAAGTTTAGCAAGATAATGTGCCAAACCAATATACCCAACACCCAAAGACCTACGTGCTTTAGTTCCAATCTCTGCAGCAACTACAGGATAGTTTTGATAATCAATCAGTTCTTCTAAACCACGAACAGAAAGATTGCAAAGGTCTTCAAACTCTTCATCATCTTTTACTTTACCGACGTTAATAGCAGAAAGAATACAAAGTGCAATCTCTCCATTAGGGTCATCAATATGTTGAAGTGGGACTGTAGGAAGTGTGATTTCTTGGCACAGGTTGCTCATCTCAACCTTATCATTAAATGATGAGTGAGAGTTACAGTGGTCAATATTCATAATATACAAACGACCAGTTTCTGCACGTTCTTTCAGGAGGTCCAAAAAGAGTTCTTGAGCACCAATAGTTTTTGACGGAATAGACGAATTGTTCTCGTATTGAACATATAACTCGTCAAACTGGTCGGTTCCAAAAGCATCATACAGACCGGGAGCATCGTGTGGGGAGAAGAGTGTGATTTCTCCGTTCTGAATAAATCGCTCATAGAAGATTTTGCTAATTTGGATAGAATAATCCAACTTACGAACACGATTGTCTTCGGTTCCTTTGTTATTTTTTAAGACTAGAATATCACTTATTTCTTGGTGCCAGATAGGAAAGTGGACTGTAGCAGAACCACCTCTGATGCCGTTTTGTGTGCAGCATCGCACAGTTGCCTCAAACTTCTTAAGGAAGGGGACCACACCTGTGTGCTGTACCTCTCCGCCTCTGATTTTAGCGTTGATGCCACGGATGCGACCTGCGTTGATGCCGATGCCTGCCCTTTGAGCAACATACCTCCCAATAGCCATAT